CTAAGTGCTCTGTACGGCGCAGAGTCTTCCGTCCGAGTGACACGTAGTCCTCTTGTCTTGGGCACACGTTTTTAACTTGTGCGAGTCTTAACCGTTTAATTTGTTTAGTATGTGGGAGCCATGCACACGGACCGATATTTGTCCGTTATAATAATCTGCGCTTTCTAATACTCTATTAGTGAATTGTTCACGTGCTTCAATGTAACTACATTCAGCCTTGCTCTTGCAATAATAGAGTATTTCTCTGGTAAAGTTTTCGGTGCCATGAGTTTGAACGTCTTTGTTGAGTTGGTCGTTAGAGCCATAATATGTTTGCCAATCGGAATCTACTTTTGATCGTATTTTCTTCTTTTTCTTGGTGCCGTTCTTGAGTTTTACAGTTTTGTAAGATGTTTTTGCGAATTTCGCTAGTTTTTTGCCTATGTACTTTTTGCCAGATAGATTATTAGTGATAAGATACACAAAACCCACACAGTCTTCGGGAAGTTCCTGTACAGGTGAGTTCTGAAATATCCATGTCATGTAATATAGTTATGATTGTTGGTGCCATGATTAAATTATTTTATTTCAATATCAGTATTATATGTTGTGAATCCGTTTTCTTTGACAACGTGCAGGGTATTATGAACCCGTCCTGCCAATTCATCCTTGTGAGATACCAACCAAATACTCTTGTTAGCATCCCGGCTCATCTTTTTAAGTATCCCGAGACTGTTTTCAACCCCACTGCTGTCCATTCCGCTGTCAATAAGTTCGTCAATAAACAACAAGTTAATGGGCTGATATAGGCTTTCCCATACATCACGGAAACTCCAACTCAGGGATAGGATCAAACGATTGCGCTCTCCCCTACTCAAATTGTCAAAGTCCAGTTCTCTGCCCAGTTCGCTGATACTAACAGTCAAATCGTTATTGAACTTGACAGTGTGCGGTAGGCCTATGCGATCTAAGTATTGCCCCAATCGTGCATTTAGATAACTTAAATTTTGATCAATGATACGTTTGCGAATAAAACTATCTTTGTTTGTCAGTAACTTGTGTAAGAACTCTTGATGCTGTTTAACACGATCAAGTTCATTCATTAAGTCGTAATTGACATCTTCCAGTGCTTGTTCACTCATGTCCTTGATCTGTTCAGCATAGGGGTCAGATTCTTCTTGCTTGGCAGTCAACTGTGCAAGAATACTGCCCATACTACTTCTATGTTCAAATGCATCTGATTCATTGGTATAGTAAACTGTGGGCTTATCGCCTAGTTTGCCCAATGCAGTCAACGCCTCGGTATTCTCCAGCCATTGCGTATGGGCCGCAAGTGCATTGAGCGCAGTGTCATTGATTTGCCGTTGCTTGTCCTCAAGCATTTGTTCATGATTGTCGTCATGCAGGTCCTGGCCACAAGCATGGCATTGGTGATTTTGTAATGCTTCTAGTTCGGCCCGTAGTCGAGCCAACACTTTGTCTTCTCTGGCTTGGTCACGTTCGTTTTGTGCAATGTAACCTTTGATCTTGTCTATTTCGGCTTTCTTCTTGTTGTACTCATTTAACTTTTGGTGGGCCACTAGTTCTGATTCAATGTCTAAAGCATTTAGTTCGTCAAATGACGCAACCAACTTGTCTAAGTCTTCATCTTTCTTTCTAAGCCAAAGCGTTTGTCTACGCTTTAAATTTTCTATTTGTTCTTGTATACGTGCATTGGCATCAGTTACTGCTTTGATTCTATACTCCTCTTGAGTAATAGCATCCTTGGTAACTTTGACTTGTTCTTTAAGCAATTCTGCTTTTTCACTTAACAGTGTAATACCCAATAACTGTTCAATGATAGTTCTTTGATCATTGGCTTTTAACGATAAAAACGGTTCAGTATAGGTGTTTAAAGCCACAATGTGTTTAAACATGTCATGGCTCATGCCCAACATACGTTCTATCTCTGCTTGCGTTTCTCGGCTATCGCCCTGTGCTTCGTCTGTGATCTCTTTTTCTTGATCGTTCACAAAGAATCTCATAACATTGGGTTTACGTCCACGTTCAATTCTATAGGTTGCACCATCTTTTTCAAAGTCAATAGTCACCATCATACCTTTGGTATTGGTTTTATTGATCAAGTTGTCTTTCTTGATATTGGTTAGAGCATTGCCGTAAAGGGCATAACTCAATGCATTGATAATAGTTGTTTTACCAGTACCATTGCGTGCACCCGAATCATCTCCACCCAAGTCCAAGTTTTCACCCAGCACCAGAGTTAAATCATTGCGATCAAAACTGACGGCTTGTGTGGAGTTACCCACACTCATAAAGTTTCTAACTGTTAAATCTTTTATTTTAAACATTAAAGGTTTCTATATAAATCAAGTAGTAAGTTGGGATCGTATTGCTTGCTGTCTATCGTAGTTAGTTGACTATACACGATTTGATCCACAGATTCAAATTCAATATTACCTTGTATTTGGTAGTCAGTCAAGTCTGTGACTTTGGCGGGAATAAGAGTAATCTCACGTAACCCATAAGTGCTGGTAAACGTTTCCTTGATAAAAGTTGCTTCTTCGTAACTTATATCCACATCCAAATTGACTCTAACGTGCATACCCGGTTGCAACATCTTTTCTGTGTGATTTAACACATCACTTAACTGAAATACCCGATAACGGGGTTGGTCGGGCCACGCATGATATGTGGGCTCATTGCCCCACTCAAGGATAGTCAAGCCACGTTCGTCATCCCCGGCATCGGCGTAATTATGCGGAAAGCAATTTCCGATGTAGGTAATATTCTTTTGTGTTTGACGTTTGTGAAAGTGTCCAGTGAACACATGATCAAACTGCCTAAAAGCATCACGATTTAATTCGCCATGTTCGGGCATGGCCACCATGGCATTCATCAAGTATCCAGGCAATTCGAAGTGCCCGAACATGTATTTTCCTCGTAACTTAGTAATGCGTTTATAGTCATCACCACAGAGCCAAGGAGCGATAACCACATCACCAGCACTAAACCAATCATTACAAATTTGTACGTTGGGGAGATGCTTTGCCCATTCGACACTTTGCACATCACGCTTATCCCTATAATAGAGATCATGGTTGCCAGGAATAAAATAAACAGTAGAAAAATTAGCATTCAAATGCTCCAGTGCTTGTAGGCTATAGCCCAAAGTAAGTATATTGATACTGGCCCTATTATTGTGCCAATCTCCGAGAAATAGTGCAGTCTCGCACCCCTCTTCTCGTGCTTTGGTAGTTGCCCATTTGACAAAATTCAAACAGTCTTCGTTGTGTAGAGTACTGTTTGACTTTAGGCCGAAGTGAATGTCCGTTATCAAAGCGGCTTTTTTAAATAAATTAGTCATTTAATAAGTATAACAGATCTATTAGACAAAAAGCAACATCTACTTTGCCACTTAGTCGTCAAAACTTGATTCGCCACCACTACTATATCCACTACCCATACCCTGTCTAGTGTAGGAAGGATTTAACCCATTCATTTCCAAAATATCATCACGAATGTTTTGATTACGTTTTTCAATATTCAATACTCTTGTGAAACTATTAGTAACAGCCGCAGTATAATAAGCAAAAGGATTGGCTGACTTTGATTCATCAAATCTCAATCCTATGTAAGTCAACTGTAGTAATGCTTGGCTACGCATCTCATCGTTATAAGTATATCCACGCCAATTGCTACGTGTAGCATAACGTTCGCACAGTTTCATAAACATATGGGCTAGTTTTTTAGTCATATTGCCATGCATCTTGTTGAACTCACCGGTTTCTAAATCGCCTTTCCAGTGACTCTTGCCCACTAATATAGGATTTCCCTCTTCATCAACTTTAAAATGTTGGAACGGTGGGAAATTTACTTTTACATATTTGGTGTGTGTCAAATCCAGTTCATCGTATTCTGTAAGCAATGGATCTTCATCATCCTCAATCTCCAAGGCAGTCATACGTGCTTTTTTGGTTTTAGCATCATCTACGGGAATATGATCCCAAGTCATAACTCTAAATACAACATCTGTTGCAGGAACATCCTTGAGTTTTATTTCAAACTCGTCTAATTTACGCTTAACTCCATCCGCAGTTGCGGCTTCGTGGGCTAGTTTAGCCAGTCTCTCGGCACGTAATTTTCGTGCTTCTAGGATGTTCTTTTTGTTAATTTTCCCAATATCGGGCAGGATCATATCATAATCTGCATACTCGGGCTGGGTATAAGTGCAGTATGTTGTCTTGCTTTTGTGTATCTCTTTAAGTATATCTTTGTTATTTAGGTAGTTATGTTTCACCTTAATTCCTTATAAGTTAGTGTATACTAACATATTTATCGTGGTATTGTCAAGACTTTTATAATATATGCATATTATTCCCGTTAATAAATACACTATAACGGAAATAATTATGGCATCTACATCTGGATACGAAGTTGATTTATCGCAAGCCGAACCGCAGTTTTTTGACACATCTGGCGGATCGCAACAAACGCCAATCAACACAGTCACTCCCACAACATCTAGACTATCAGCATCAGGTCTGCGTCAGGGCGGCGCACCGTCGGCAGCGACTCAGGGTGCCGGTCCCAATGTTGGTGTTACAGTAATAACTCCGCATAATGCAAATAACCCAACCAATTCTGATTGGCGAGTACGTATAAGTATTCCCACTGGAAATGGTATATTTTATAACGATCCCAGTAATCAGTTACAACAAATACTAAAGAGTACCAATGGTGTTATATTCCCCTATACCCCCTCGGTTACAGTAACCCATTCGGCAAGATATCAAGAACAAGCATTGACTCACAACAATTATAAAAACTATTTTTATGAGGGATCGGGTGTAGATGCTATTACAATTTCCGGTGATTTTACGGTACAAAATCCCTCAGATGGTATGTACTTGCTTGCGGCTATCTACTTTTTTAGAAGTGCAACAAAAATGTTTTTTGGCGGAGATTTCTTAGCCGGTAATCCTCCTCCTGTGGTATTCTTAGATGGTTATGGAGATTTTTATTTTCCGCATGTAAGTTGCGTTGTTACCAGTTTCCAACACACGTTACCCCCGGATGTTGATTACGTAGAAATCCCCTACTCACAAAATGCATCTGCGTCAGTGAGAAGTGTAACCAGCAAGTTAAAGACTCGCTTGCCCACAACCAGTCAACTGTCGGTGACAGTGCAACCAATCTACAGTAGAAATAACATTCATAATAATATGACACTAACTGATTTTAGCCGGGGCGCTCTGTTAAGTGGTAATGGAGGATTCCTATAATGGCAACAGTAACTTATAATAAAACAAGTCCCTATTACAATACAACTACTTGGGGCAACGGGCAATTCTTGGATTTAATTAATTATACCCCGATCAGTAAAAAGGCCGATGACGTGGTGTTTACCATCAACAAGATATATGAATATCGTCCGGACCTATTGGCTTTTGACTTGTACGGTGATAGCGGTTTATGGTGGGTGTTTAAATCACGCAACCCCAATACCCTAGACGATCCAATATTTGATTTTCAAGCAGGAATACAAATTTATGTACCGCAAAAAAATACATTAATCGCTAATCTAGGAATATAATGCCAAGTAGCATCCCGCAACAACAATTCGCCGCGGCACAAAAAGCGCAGGCCCAATCACAAGGTACTGCTGGTGGTGCAGTTACATCCGGGTACACAGTTGATCTAAGCCAAGCAGAACCGCAGTTCTTAGACAATATAAACAATCCCCCATCAGGTGATCCTGCGTTTGATACTGGTTCAGGCAGTAACGACACTTGGGACGACTCTGCTGAAAATGCACCCACAGAACAACCTGATCCAGTGGTAATTGGCGGACCCAATTATGCAAAATCTAACCTAACACCCAATCCACTGGGCAATTATTCAAGTTACACATACAATTTAAGTTTGCACCTGTTGTCAAGAGATGATTACAATGCCATAAACACATCTCCTACTACGTTTAAGCCTACTAGAAACTTAATAAGCGAAGCCAATAGATATAACATAACACTGGATGATAGTAATATTGGTTCTGGCACGTACCGTGATCCAAATTTTACCGATGACTTTTATTTCGATAATTTGAAAATGACTACAATTATTGGTATGAATTCTCATACTCGCGGCTCCAATGATGTGCAAATAAGTTTTACCATAATCGAACCCTTTGGAATGACATTGATGGATAGGATATTAGACATCAATAATAATGAAATAAATGGCAAAAATTATTTAGAATCTCCCTACCTATTGGAAATAAATTTCATGGGCGCAGATGATTCTGGCGTCATGCAGACCATATACAATCAAACCAAATGGTTGCCCATTAAACTTGTTAACTTTAAAATCAAAGCATCTGTCAAAGGCTCTGAGTATCAAATTGAAGCAGTACCCTATAATCACGTGGCACATTTTGAAACATTGCAATCAATCAAAGCAAATTTTGAAGTTACTGCCAGCAAAGTATCTGAATATTTTGACAGCACATCTGATTCTAATGCTACATCCCAAGCAGATGCCGCAGTAAAACAACAGTCCGATGACAGCAAACGCCAACCAACTAGCAATCCAACAAACAATCAGCCAGCGCAGACTCGACAGCCTGCAACCACAGAACCCACTACAATTAAAACAAAAAGTTTTACTGCCGCATACAATGCATGGATGCAGGCCGAACAGAAGAATGGTAATGTGGGCGTCGCGGATCAAATTGAATTTGTAATTGATCCGGCCATAGCAGATTCCGGTATTGTTGAACCCAAGAAAAACTCTTCAAAGAAA